GCATTAATTTTTGGTTCAAAATTATCTTTGAATATCATTAAAGCCTATATATTAATAAACTTGCGTATATGCAAGTATTAATTGCTATTATGCTAGTAAAATAAATTGACGATTTATTTCAGTGATTTATTAAGGTTTTTATTAAGTTTTTTAACGAGTTTATGCCTAGAGAACAGAAATATAGCCAATTAGTAACGCCTTTTAGCTACTGGCATCGAAAAAAACACGATTTTATTGCATATTTAGACATAGACCAGGTTTCTATATGTCCAGCATGTGCAAAACCGCTGTTTTTGGCTGATCATATATACAATAAAGACAACCAATTTAGAGGAAAATCAGACTTTTTAAACAGACCTTACAAATACTTAGCAAAAGCAGCTAAATTAGCCTTTTTTACTATTTGGTACACAGTAGATGAAACCACTGAAAACAGAATAATCACTGGATTTCATATTAAAAACCAGCTGACCAATTCGCCAATCAAAGCATTAACTCCAGATCAAATGCTCCATTATTTAGAATGGAAAGTTGAGCAACATATTCCAGATTGCACATCTAAAAACTACCTACTCCACCGAATTATGCAAGACAACGAATACAACAACGACTTTGTAAGAAGAGAACGATATGTCAAAATTTTACTTAACAGATCCTAATATAAATACTTTACCGCTGAACGATCTGCAATTTCGGATCTATCATTATTGCTGTGCTAATTACAATGTTAAGAAAAAAGAAGCTTTCATTAGAATTGTAAATATAGCTGGACAATTTCAACTAACTAAAAATGAGGTCCAGGAGCATTTAATTAAATTAAGCCAGGTAAAACATTTAGATTTGCCATTACTGCAAATTAAAAAAGATAAATATATTTCTTTTGATATGCCAGCTCATAAAAAGTTTTTAGAAAGTATTGGATTTAAAAAATATTCTAACTACGGCTGGAGAGTTTTAAATAGTCATTTAAACGAAATTAATCAGAAAGTTATTCAAACAGAATATCTCTATCCTAATTTAGATATGTACCAAGTTAATGACAAATTAAATCAGCTGAGCTTGGAAGAGTTAAAAAAGATTAAACCAGAGCAAATACAATATCCTTGGGTACTTAGAAATGTTATCAAAAATAGAACATGAACTAAACGAATATATTAAAACCAGGAGGAACATAGAATATGTCCTGGAGGATGCTGCTAGAGCTGAGAGATTTTTAGCTGCACCAAATAATAAAAAATGTCCTTCAATGTATCAACTATTGGAGACCTATTATAATCCTAACGATTGGGGTTATCACATCGTGCCAACTTTAAAATTAAGAGCAACGCCAAGGCAGATGACGCATTATAATTTAGCAATAGATATTCTTTCAATGGTAGATGATAAACTAATAGATAATCCTTTAGATGTTAGAAAAATTATTTGGTTAAGAGCAACAAAAAATAGTTATTCAAGAATAGGAAAGTATTTAGGTTATAATCGTACAACTGTTAGGCGGATCTATGATAATGTCCTAGATAAAATAACTTTAAAGATTATGAAAGAAAGTATTGACATAATAAACAAAAAGTTTAATTAATTTCATTATACTCAAATCAATATATTTATTTTAATATAAGAAAATCTTAGAGACTTTACAAATTATCCGAAGCATGTAAAATAAAAAGCACTGTTTTTAAAACAGCGTTTCTAAATACTGTTTTTATTTTTTTTTAATTTATTTTTTTTTCCATCAGCACAGTTCAACATCGACTTTCAAAACGATGAGATACAAGTTTAGACTTCAATGCGAGACTTTAACTAAACAAGGTAAGAGACCTTGCAACGCTCCAGGAATATTAATGAAGAATGGTAGGATTAGATGCAAAGTACATGGTGGATATTCCACTGGTCCTAAATCAATTGAAGGTAAAGCCAGATCTGCCAATAATATAATTAAATACAATGAGCAAAGAGCTAGTAATAACAGAGCAAATAACTAACAAGATTTGCCAAGAATTAATGAATGGTGTTCCACTTATCAGAATAGCAAAAGATAAAGATATGCCATCATTGACTAGAATTTATAAACAGATCAGTAAAGACAAAGAATTTTCAAACAGAATACAAGAGTGTCGAAGGATTGGAGCTCAGAGTTATATCGATAAAGCGATGGATGAACTTGAGCACGCTGATAATCGAAACATAATGATTGTGAGAGAAAAGGTCCAATTAGCAAAATGGTTAGCATCAAAACTAATTCCAATCTATGGAGACAAACAAGAGATCAAGCAAGAAACTAAAATAGAGATTACTTGGACTAAACCAGAAGAGAATGTGGTTGATGTAACGCCTGAGTAAGTTAGGTATTATACGGCTCACGCAAAGTCAGGTCTTGCGTCATGAGGTTTGGTTCTAAAATATAATTCACTACTATTCACTATCTCTCTTTTTAAATTCAACACTGGCTTGCTAGATAAATTGACTGTTAGTCAAATCATAATCATTTTTTCTAGGAAAACAAAAAAAATTCCTGGAAAGACGCCTACACCTCAAAAATGGTAGTGCGTATTAATACGTATTAATTATAGGTCATACAGAGACACAAACAGATGGACAAGATTAAAGACAAATACAAAAACATTAGTGCTTACAGTTTTTCAACATACAATAATGAACTTGTTATTTCCTTTGATGGATTTGCCAATCAAGACGACATCACAGAATTTGCTGATTATGTTTTTGCTAAGATTAAGATGAGATATTGGCACACCGATAAAGTTCCAACATTTCACTAATGAAAGTAACCATACCTTATACGCCAAGGAAGCAACAAGCTTTCATTCACGATCAGTTAGATAAATTTAGATACAGCCTACTCTGCTGTCATCGAAGATTTGGCAAAACAGTTTTGTGTATTAATCATCTCATTAAAGCTGCGATGACTAATACTAATCATAATCCAAGGTATGCTTATATAGCTCCGACCTATGGTCAGGCTAAGAAGATAGCCTTTGATTATTTAAAACATTATACAAAAAATATTCCAGGCACTAAGTATAACGAAAGTGAACTTAGATGCGATCTAGTGAATGGTGCTAGGATTATGCTGTTGTCATCGGAAAATCCAGACAGTATCAGAGGAATATATTTAGATGGATGTATTATTGATGAGACGGCACAAATAACACCAACGCTTATCAATGAAGTTGTTACTCCAGCTTTATCTGACCGAAAAGGTTTTATGGTTTTGGTTGGCACACCTAAAGGAATGGCTAACCTTTTTTATGACTACTACCAAAAAGCTCAAGCAGATCCTAAATGGTTTTTGCATGTTGCTAAAGCTAGTCAAACAAAAATAGTAGATCAAGAGGAACTCGATGCAGCTTTAGCTGTGATGGGTGCTCAAAAGTATGAGCAAGAATTTGAATGCTCTTTCATAGGTAATATTCAAGGATCTATCTATGGAGATATTATTGCCTCCTTGGAGGACAAAAAACAAATAACTAGAGTGCCAGTTAATCCTGGCTATCCAGTGCATACTGCCTGGGATCTAGGTTTTAATGATCAAACCGCTATTATATTTTTTCAGCAGATTGGTCATCAAATTCATATTGTTGATTACTACGAAAATAGAAACGAAGCGTTTCCCCACTACGCTCAAGTTATAAAGGAAAAAGATTATATCATTAGCGAAAATTACGGACCGCATGATATTGAGCAAACCGAGTTCTCATCTGGCAAAACTAGAAGAGAGGTTGCTTACCAAATGGGATTAAGATTTAGAGTGGCACCTAAGATGCCAATCGAAGATGGTATTCATGCCGTTAAGATGTTGTTGCCAAGATGTTTAATCGATGTCGATAACTGCTCTAAATTAATAAATGCTCTTCGTCATTATCACAGAAAATTTTCTGATAAGGAAAGAGTTTATAAAATAAAACCTGTCCACGATTGGAGCTCGCATGCTGCGGATGCTTTAAGAACATTAGCAACTGGTTTGCAAGAACATAAAATGTTTGACAATCAACGACAACAACAACACGACTTAAACTACAAGGTGCTTTAATGGACATTCAAGAAAAACTTAATATTACAAGAATATTTAAACTCATAGATTTAGTTGATGAAAATGCAACTCCAGAAAGTTTAAAGGCTTTAGGAAAAGCTTTACCTGGATCTGTAAAAGAAATGAAAACAAATAAATCAAATCAATCTGCATTCTCTATTGATAGAGAAGTTATTAATAAATTTAAAAAAGCAAATAAAACAAAAACTTTATTAACAAAGGATAATTAATGGGATCAATATTCAATCCAAAAATTCCGTCTCCACCACCTCTGGTTATGCCAGAGACAAGTGATGTTCCTTCTTATGAAGATAAAGAAAGAGACAGACTTGCAGCTCAAGCTTTGGCGGATGCTGAAAAGAAAAGAAAAGGCAGACGATCAACTATTCTAACTGGCTCTGGTTTAAACACTATTGCTGATGAGAATATTCAAAAGAAAACTTTATTAGGAGCGTAAGATGGGAACTATTACACCTTACACAAAAGTTAAAAGTTTAAATGATCCAAGCTTAAAAAAAATAAAAGATTATGAACAAAGAACTGGAAAAAAATATTTAGGTTTTAGTTCGCCTTTTGCTGAGGACAGATTAGATGATCTTGCTCGAGCAAGACAAGGCTATACAAAATCTACTGGTCGAGATGATTTGAAAGATGTTACGACTACTGGAGCATACAAGAAATTTACTGCTGCACAAAAAGCTCAATATCGAGAAAGATACCCCACAGATTTTTTAGATAACAAACAATACAAACTAGGCAAAAAAACTTTATTAGGAGGATAACAATATGCCAGACAACTACAATAAAAAACCAAGAACTAGATCAATCAATCCGATGCAAGATGATTTTAGTTCTATGAAAACTGGAGCCGCTGGTCCAATTAAATCTGCATTCAAATTTGTTGAGAAAAAAGCAAATGAATTTGCAATCAAAGAAATTGCAAAGATGAACAGTAAAAAGATTGGCGATCAAATTTCAGCTTGGTCAAAAATAGGCGTGCCAGCAACAGCTTACGAAATTTATAAAGCTAATAAGAAAAAGGATTAATTATGGGTGGTTTTAGTCCAGTAGTAAATTTAGCTGAAAAAGTAGGTGCTGTAAAAAAATCAGCTGAGCAACCAAAAGTACCAGCTCAAATGAATAATTCAAATCAAACTGGTAATGATGGACCAACATCAGTTGAGATGAACCAAACAGCAGATAACATTTTAAAGAATAAAAGAAGAGGCAGATCTTCTACTATTTTAACTTTAGGTAGTAATGGATCTTCGCTTCCGACTTTAGGAAAAAAATCTTTATTAGGATGAGCTTAGTAGAAAACATTAATCGTAGAAGAAGATTAGGTATTTCAAGACCTAAATCTAAATCAACAGTAAGCAAGAAAGCTTACGCAGCTATGAAGCGTGGCTGGAAAAAGAAAAAATAAATAATGCAATCACAAGAATTTAGAAATTTAGCTAGGCAGCTAAAAGATAATCTGTCTAGGCTAATGGAAAAAAGATCTAACTGGGAGAGCCATTGGCAAGAAGTTGCTGATTATATGCTTCCTAGAAAAGCAGAAATAACTAAACAGAGAGCTGCTGGAGATAAAAGAAATATATCTATATTCGATGCAACTCCTATTCACGCCTTAGAATTGTTAGCAGCATCTTTACATGGAATGTTAACTTCATCGGCAAACCGATGGTTTTCATTAAGATTTAAAGAAACTGAATTAAACGACAGTGATGAAGCAAAAGAATGGTTAGAAGATGCAACGCAACGAATGTACGATGCCATCGCTAAATCTAATTTCCAACAAGAGATTTTTGAATGCTACCACGATCTAATTGCTTTTGGCACAGCGTGCCTAATGATCGAAGAAGATGATGAAGATGTTTTAAATTTTTCTGCAAGACACATAAAAGAAATTTATATCCAGGAAAATAAAAAAGGATATGTCGATACAATTTATCGTAAATTTAAAATGCCAGCTCAAGCAGTGCTTGATAAATTTGGTATGGAAAATGTTTCAAAAGAAGTTTTAAATTCTGCTAAGAAAAATCCATTTGACGAATTAACGATTATACATGTTGTAAGACCAAGATTGGAATTTGATCCTAAGAAAAAGGACAAAAAGAATATGCCTTTCCAATCTATTTATTATGAAGAAAGCACTGGTCATATAATTATGATCGGTGGCTTTAAAGAAAATCCTTATGTCATTCCAAGATATTTAAAAGCTTCAACAGAAATCTACGGCAGATCTCCAGGTATGAATGCTTTACCTGATGTTAAGGTACTTAATAAGATGGTGGAGAATAGTTTAAAGGCAGCTGCCAAACAAATCGATCCTCCTCTACTCATTCCTGATGATGGAATGTTAGCTCCAATCAGAATGTCTCCAGGTAGTATTAATTATTATCGAGCTGGCTCTCGAGATAGGATTGAGCCTTTAAATATTAATGCCAATACTTCTATAACTTTAAATTCTGAAAATCAAAGAAGAGAAGCTATTCTTAAAATGTTTCATGTTGATCAGTTAGTTATAACTGAAAACAGAAATATGACTGCGACTGAAGTCTTACAAAGACAAGAAGAAAAAATGAGAATACTAGGACCAGTCTTAGGAAGATTGCAGTCTGAATTATTATCTCCAATGATCATTAGAATTTTTAATATTATGCTTAGAAATAATTTATTTCAAATGGCACCAGCTATTTTAAGATCTCAAGAATTAAATATTGAATATGTTTCTCCAATTGCTCTAGCTCAAAAATCATCTGAGCTACAATCTATAATGAGAGGATTAGAATTATTTGGCTCAATGGCTCAAGCGATGCCAGTTATGGATTACATTGATGAGAACGGATTAATTAAACAACTGATTAATATTTTAGGATTACCAGCTAAGATGATTAAATCAGATGCTGAAGTCCAACAAATAAGAGAAGAAAGAGCTCAACAACAACAAATGCAAATGGAAATGCAACAACAACTTAATGAAAGTCAAGTTGCCAAGAATGCAGCACCACTAGCAAAAGTAGTTCAAAATGGATTTAAGCAATAAAGAAATTGAAAAAAGATTAAGTCAATTAAAAAAAGATTATAAAATTGTTTTCGGATCAGAAGAAGGCAAAAGAGTTTTAGATGACCTCTGCATTAGATGTCATGAGAGTTCGACAACTTTCAGTAAAGATAACAGTCACGAAACGGCTTATTTAGAAGGACAGCGATCAATCGCACTTTTTATAAAAGCTATGATCAAGTCAAAATAACCAATAGGTAAATTATGGAAAATCAGACAACTGAGCAACCAGCTCAATCTGAACAAACGACTGCTGTTGTTCAGAATACAGATGCAACGGCATCGACAAACCAGGAAGTAAATTTTAAAGATTTAATTCCACAAAGTTATAGAGAGGAAAAATCTCTGCAAAACTTTAACAATATGGAAGATCTCTTAAAGAGTTATCTTCATGCTCAAAAACTTGTAGGAGCGGATAAAATTCCAGTTCCTAACAAACACGCAACTGATGACGATTGGAAAGAAGTTTTCAAACGATTAGGTGCACCAGAAAAACCAGAAGATTATAAATATAACATTGATCAACTGGATCAAACTCAAGTTGCTGAATTTAATAAAACGGCTCATCAATTAGGTTTATTACCTAAACAAGCTGAAGGTTTAATTAAATTTTACAATGAGTTAAGTAACAATCAAGCTAGTTCTTTAGAACAGAGAGCAGCAGATGCTCAATTAAAAACTGAGACAGATTTAAAAAAAGAATTTGGTCCTCAGTATTCTAAAAGATTAGACCAAGCTAAACGATTAGCTGTTGGAACTTTAGGAGAGGAGTTTTTAGAAAACACAATCCTACAAGACGGCTCAAGGCTTGGAGATAATATTAATATTATTAAAGCTTTTTCAAACTTAGCTGACAAATTATCAGAAGATGAAATCATTAAAGGCGATACATCTGGCTATATGACAGCTAAAGAAATTGAAAAAGAAATTAACGAGCTAACTCAAGAAGGCTCAGCATATTGGAGTAAGACACATCCTAATCATGCTAAAGCTGTTCAAGAAGTTTTAAAATTAAGAGAACTACTTAATGGCTAGTGAAAAATTTACACCAGGCGGAATGATAACAGACATTGAAATTAAACTTGAATGTTTAAGATTGGCTGTTGAATTTGGTCCAGAGAATGATCGTAGAGATCCTCTGCCAATTGCTCAAAAATATTTCGATTGGTCTATACAATCTTCAAAGAGAAAACTTTGCGAATGCAAAACCTCTAAGAAAAAAGTCTAATTGCAGACTTTAAAGGCAAAGACGAGATCCGCATTAGCGGAAAATCAAATCGATTAAATCAATAATCAACCAATAACAAAAGGAGGTTTGACCATGTCAAATCAAATTACTACGGCTTTTGTTCAGCAATATTCAAACAATGTTGCTTTATTAAGCCAACAAAAAGGTAGTCTCCTTCGTGGAACTGTTGATGTTGAGAGTGTAATTGGAAAGCATTCCTACTTTGAACAAGTGGGATCTGTGACAGCTCAAAAGCGTGTTACTAGACATTCTGATACACCTCAAATCGACACTCCTCACGCTAGACGGAGAGTATCATTGGTAGATTACGAGTACGCTGATCTAATCGACAATCAAGATAAGATCAGAACTCTGATCGATCCAACATCATCATACGCTTTAGCTGCGGCTTATGCTTTAGGCAGAGCTCAAGATGATGAAATCATCGCTGCAATATCTGGAACTGCATACACTGGAGAAACTGGTTCAACATCAGTACCTCTTCCAGTCGCACAAAAGATAACTGAAGCGTCAACTGGAGGAATGACAATTGCTAAACTAAGACAAGCAAAAGAAATCTTAGACCTTGGCAATGTAGATCCTTCAATTCCGAGATTTATAGCTTTATCTCCTAAACAAGTTACAGACTTATTAGGAACTACTGAAGTTACAAGTTCGGATTTCAACACAATTAAAGCTTTAGCGAATGGAGAAATCAATTCGTTTTTAGGTTTTAATTTCATAGTCTCTAACAGACTATCTACATCATCAAGCAAAAGACTATGCTTAGCATGGGCTATGGATGGTGTGAAGATGGCGTTAGGTCAAGACATCATGACTAGAATTGATGAGAGATCTGACAAAGGCTATGCAACTCAAGTTTATGTATGTCAATCAATTGGTGCAACTCGAATGGAAGAATCGAAAGTTGTATCGATAGAGGCACACGAAGCGTAATAGGAGGAAATAATCATGGCTAGTGTAAAAGGTACAAATTTTACTAACGCTACTGCTGATCCAGTGGTTAACACTGATAGCAGCGAGTGGTCTGGTAAAGTAAGAGTGCAATACGATGTTTATGAAGCTTCTTCTTTAGCTTCTGGCTCTGACATTTCAGTTGCGAAATTACCAAAAGGTGCGAAAGTTTATGATGTAGTAATACATCATGGAGCTTTAGGATCTGGCGTAACTCTTGCAGTTGGCGACAGCTCAGATACAGACAGATACATTACAGCAACAGCTGCGGCTACTGCTGGAAAAGTAGTTATGTCTGAAGATGGTGCTATCGGTGGTGTTGCATACGAACAAACAGCAGAAACTGACATTTTAATTACAACTGGTGGCGGATCACCAGCTACTGGGACAATTAAGTGTATGGTTTTCTATGCTGTTGAGTAATCCATAAAATAAATGCCTGGCGGAGCAATTCGCCAGGTATCTCAATCAATTAATGTTTAAAAGTTTTGTAATTGTAGCGATAGTTTGTTCGCCTTACTTTGAATGTATGCAGTACGAACAAAAAGAAAAAAAGTTTTTTAGATCTTATGAAAAATGTATGGCTGAAAGTAAAATTATTGGCGATCAGATTTATAAGAATTTAGTTCAAATAGGAATTCCATTTAGATTAGAAATGAATTGTGAGGAAAATAAAAGATGGCAAGCGTAGTAGATATAGCAAATAGTGCATTAAACTTATTAGGTGCA